AAAAATGGGTACGTAATTAAAAAATCACTAACTGAATCTGTTGGTGAAAATGATTACTTAGAACCAATGAAAAATAGAAAATACTATTCTTCTTATTCGCAAGCGTTCAAACGTCTTAACTTAATTGCTAAAGAGGTTAATATTAATGAAGGATATGAATCAAATGTTTCATTATTTGGTGAGAGCGATATTGATGAAAAAGCGGCGACAAAATACATTTTGAAAATGGGGGAAACTAAGGAACAAGCGGCACCCGCTCCTGCACCCGCACCCGCTCCTGCACCCGCACCCGCTCCCGCTCCTGCACCCTCACCCGCTCCTGCACCGACAGACGATTTAGGTATGGAAGATGATATGAGTATGGAAGAACCTGAAGGTGAAGAAATGGAACAACCTGAAGAAGATGAAGTTATTACATTAAAAGTTATTCAAAAATTAACAGGTAAATTAGCTCAGAAATTAAGAGCTTTCCAAGACACTCAAGAAGATGAGGAACCAATGACATCTAAAGACATTAAATATGTTATTAATTCTATCTTATCAGCATTGAATTTAGAATCATTGGATGAAGAAGATAAAGAAGATATTTTAAATAAACTTGAGGGTATTGAATCTGAGGAAGAATTTGGTGGTGAAGAAATGGATATGGAAGAACCTGAGGGTGACGAAATGGGTATGGAAGAACCTGAAGGTGAAATGGCTGAGGGTGATTCTGGCATGTTTGATGATGAAGACGAAGCACTTTCTGCGGGTAAAAAATTAGCAGATAATATTTTTGGTGAAGGTCATGATGAAGAAGATGGTGAAGAATATCGTTCAAAAATTAAAGGTGTTAACCCAAAACATGGTAAACACATGGAAGATGTTATCGAAGGACTTTTTACCGAATCTAAAGTTGATGACATATTAAAAAAATACTTCAAGGTTGAGGAAAACGAACGTAATTTAATCGAAGCTAAAAAACAAAAACTTAATTTAATTAAAGAAAACAAATCAAAAACGATTAGTAAAATTAAGATTGTTTCTGAAAGTATTTCTCAAGAAGTTGCATCAACTAAATTGGTTTCCAAATACCCTAACGCTAAATTAGTGGGTAAAACAAATCACAAAAATTTAGTTTTTGAAATGAATAATAAACAACTTAGAGTTACGGTTAAAGGTCAGATACTATAATGAGTTATTTAATATATGTTAATGAATTAGGCCCTAATTATAAGGGAGATAACATATATGAATTCATATTTTCTGATACTTTAGAAAAAATATGGGGGGATAATTGGGAGTCAAAACCATCAAATGGTTACCCACTACCACCTGATTTAGAATTTATACGAAAAGTAGGAACTCTAAAAGATGACCAAGTTACATTATCAGTTATCCAAAATTCTGATTACTTCTCAATGATGGATTCTATGGATGGAGTAATTGCGATGGCTTGGGAGAACGAAAGTGATGATGTCGATTTTGACCATCAAAAAAGATTAGTGTTTAGATTCGGTGACGAAGAAACCACAGTCAAAGATAAATTATATGAACGTGATATCGTTTTAGAATTTGAAAAAAAGGTTGTCTATGAAAACTAACCAAAAACAATTAAAATTAATACAACACGGGTTGAAGGCTTCCACTGTCACTAAATTAAGTGAATCACAAGTGGATATTTTGTTTAACAGACTGAATGAGTCTAAAAAAGAAAATAAAGAACAAGTTACCAAAACTACTGAGCCCGCTAAAGAAATTGTTAATATAGGAACTCAAGGAGGTGAATTACCAAATAACCCAACAGGAAAGGGATATAAGGTTGAGAAAAAACCTGATGGTACTATGAAAGCAACACCTATGGAGACTGAAATGACCGAAGACACTGATTCTGAAATGAATTGGTTAATGAAAGGTGATACACAAGACCCAGTTCAAAAAGGACCTACAGGTGACGGTGACCCTGATTCATTACAAGAGTATAAAAATCTTGCGGAAAAATTTGAGTCTAAAAAACAACAAAAATATTTCTTCGCCAAATGCGGTGATGGTAAAACAAAAGAACAAAAAAAATGGTGTAAAATGGCTGAAGAATTTGCCGATAAAACAAACTTTAAAAAGTTACCTGAAAAGAAAAAAACTGAAGCTAAAGAAAGCGGTTTAAATAATTTAGTTAATAAAGTTTCTGCGGCATATGCTGGTGGAGTAAAAAATAAGTTGAATTCCATCTCCCCAAGCGTTACATTTGGTGAGAACGAAATAGAGAAAAAAATTATGAAGTTAGTGGAAAAACATATTACACCAAAAATGACTAAGCAGGAATTCCTTAATTTAGTTAAAGAACAAGGTACTAAAACGGCACCATCAAGACCAGGAGTTAAACCTGATGTTGATACCCCAACAAGACCCTCAAAACCTGCAACACCGTACCAACCTAAGCCAGGAGTTAAACCAGCCCCTAAAGCGAAAACAAAGGTACCAAGTTGGTTATCATTTAAATCATTAGGAATTAAATTAAAGTAAGAAAATGAGTCTAAATCCAAATACAGAAAAAAATCTAAAAGTTAAAAAATTTTTAGAAAAAAAATTAGTTAGTGAAGGTTTAACTAATAGTGAACGTAGTCTTTTAAGTGAGTTAAAAAATAACTTAAAAGAAGCTCCTATTGATTATGAAGGCCCTGAAAGAATGGAACCTGGCATTGAAAGAAAAATTACATCCAAAGGGACTCCTTACAATAACTTTCCAGCAATCCCTAATATGGATATGGATAAGGATTATATTGAATTAATCTCCTCAAAAAGATTTAAAGATTCTGTAGATAAAGTTAGAAGAGCCATGGGTGATACCAGAGCAATCCAAGGAGCGAATCCATTAAATTCATTAATGATGACCGCAATGCAATCGCTACAAACAGTTGTGTCGATTCAAATGCAAAACAAAGAAGTTTTAGAACAACTTGCGGTTGATTTAGTTATTAAAGAAATGGGTATTCCTGAAGGAGCGATGCAGTTTGATGCTAAATTGGTTATGCAACCAATGGGAGCGTCTCAAGGAATGCAAGAAGAACCTGAAATGCCAAGTGAAGAAGAAATCGAAGAGTTTATGGGTGATGCCGAAACATTTGATTTGGAGAGAGCGAAAAGAAGATTTATTAACTCACTTATTCAAGGGGCCGCCTTCAAAGGGGGACATATGTTTAATTTAGTTTCAAGAGAACTTAATGACGTTGACCCTAGATTAATGAATTTATACACCGTGTCGCAATCTTTAATGGAACACGCATATTGGTTATTCCCTGATATGGAAGGAATGGCTGGCGGTGGCGGTGGTCAAATGGGACAATCAGAAGTTGATACCGAAACAGACCCACCAACAGTAAAAGCGAGGGCAATGACGTTCCCACTTTTAGTTCATGAATTGGTTAAAGGTGTTTATGAAATATTTGGTACTCACGGTTTACCTGATGACCCAAGACAACAAGAAATGATTATGAAGGCTGAGGATACTTTACCAGCTGAGATTTGGGATTCTCGTTTAGGACCAATTTTTTGGGAAAAATTCTTAGAGGCTTACCCGATGGAATTGTTTGATGAGGATATGAAACATATCCAACACTACTTATTTATGAGATTTTCTAAATTAAATGCTGAAGAATTTTTCAGAGTTGCTAAACTTATACTTTCAGGTAACCCACAAGGAACTCAATTTATTCAGAGAATGGTTAATGAAATCGTTACTGAACTGAAACAATATGATGCTGAAGAAGCGTTAAGTGGTGGTGATGATGAAGAAGATGACGATGATGGATTAGATGATTTCTTAAGTGGTTTAGGTATATCAAGACCAAAATAATGAAACATGTCAAATTTAACCAGAGAACAGGTACTAATAGAGTACGTAAAATGTCATAAGGACGTACAATATGCGTTAAAAACATATCTACAAACATACGATAACACAGTTTCTAAATACGTACCGTTAGAATTATTTCCTGACCAAGTATCATTACTTGAGGATTACGAAAATTACAACGAAAATATTGCCTTAAAATATCGACAAGCGGGTGTATCTACGGTTACCGCAGCTTGGGCTTCGATGAAACTTTCTTTTGCTAAGAAAAACAAACCCGAAAAAATCCTTATAATAGCCAATAAACTTGATACGTCATTAGAGATGGCTAACAAGATTAGAGCTTTTATCAGTCAATGGCCAAGTTGGGTTGGTATTGATTTTGCATCGGAAAAAAACTCACAAAAACATTATAAATTAAATAACGGTAGTGAGGTTAAAGCCGTTGCAACATCTAAAGATGCCTTACGTGGATTTACACCAACAATACTTGTATTTGATGAGGCGGCATTTATCGAGGCCGACAGTGATTTTTGGGCAGCTTGTATGGCGTCCTTATCTACAGGTGGTAAAGTAATCGTAGTCTCAACACCAAATGGTTATGACCGAATTTATTATGAGATATACGACCAAGCGTTAAGGAATATGAATGACTTCAGGATTTCTGAAATGTATTGGTACCGTGACCCTCGTTACACAAAAGATTTATATTTGGTTAAAACCGACGATATGATTCACTATCTTTTAAATAAAGAAGAATACAGTGAAAAAGATATACTCAGTTGGTCCCATATACCCGCACACGAAAGAGATTATAAAGAACTGAGAGAATTAATGAATCAAGGTTATAAACCTTGCTCGTCTTGGTTTGAAGCGATGGTTAAGAAATTAAAATATGATAAACGTAAAGTATCTCAGGAGTTGGAATGTAACTTCTTAGGTTCAGGTGATAACGTATTTGATTCTAAAATGTTACAAACAATTAGAGAAAATTCTATTGTAGAACCCAAGAATAAAATGATGGGTAATGCTTTGTGGATTTGGAAAGAACCTGTCGTTGGACATAAATACATTATGGGGGTCGACGTTTCTCGTGGGGATAGTGAAGACTTTAGTTCGTTCCAAATCATTGATTTTGACGAAAGAGAACAAGTTGCGGAATATGTTGGTAAATTACCTCCTGATACTATGGCGGAAATTTGTTATAAATGGGCCAACATGTATTCATGTTTTATTGTGATTGATATCACAGGTGGAATGGGAGTTTCCACCTCAAGAAAATTACAGGAAATGGGTTATAAAGACTTATATGTTGATGGTGTTGACACCGCTAATAAGTGGAAATACGATTCTAAGTCCCATGAAAAAATACCAGGAATTAATTTTAATAATAAAAGAGTTCAAATTATTGCTTCATTTGAAGAAGGGATGAGACATGGGTTTAAAATCTACAGTTCAAGACTTTTCAATGAAATGAATACTTTCATTTACATTAATGGTCGTCCTGACCACCAAAAAGGACATCATGATGACTTAATTATGTCAGTCGCCATGGCAACTTATGTTGCTGAGTCGTCATTTAGTAATTTAACTAAAGTTGTCGAACATACTAAGGCAATGATTGAGTCTTGGGCGGTTAGCAATAATGACCAAGTTGCGAAAAATTTAGAATTTAATCCTGTTATACCACACATGTCAGAAAGAATAGGTCAATATAATAATCAGAACATGTCTAAAGAAGATTATCAAAAGTACGGTTGGTTATTTGGTATTAGATAATATTTATTAATAAAATATCACATGGGACTAACTTCTAGAAAAAAATCGGGGAACAAACTTAATGGTAGTAAATTAAACGTACCTGGTCAGGGTATTAGTAATGTTAGACCTGGTGGTGATAATAAAATAAACCAACAAAAGGGTGACCCTAATGGAAAGAAAGGTAAACAAAATTAACTATTTAATTATAGATAATTAGAATTAAATTTATTACATGGAAAACAATCAAAATAATCAATTTACAGTTTGGCAGAGGCTATCTCAAGCCTTCGGTCCTAACGCCCTGTTAAATCAAGATTATCCAACATATAAGTTAGACAAGACTGAGTTATTAAAAACGACATCAAAACAGGAATACGATAAAGAAAAATTACAAGCTCAACAAACGTATTACTTAGCCAATCAATGGACTAAAATTGAGAGTAACTTATACACTCAAGCGGTTTATTATGAACCAACAAGATTAGCATCATTCTATGATTATGAATCAATGGAATATACTCCTGAAATTTCGGCGGCTTTAGATATCTACGGTGAAGAATCAACAACTGTTGACCAAAATGGTTACATGTTACAAATATATTCAGAATCTAAACGTATTAAATCAATCTTAATTGACTTGTTTAATAATGTTTTAGATATCAATACTAATTTACCGATGTGGACAAGAAATACCGCAAAATACGGTGATAATTTTGTTTATTTAAAATTAGATGCTGAAAAAGGTATTGTTGGATGTATGCAATTACCAAATATTGAGATTGAACGACTTGAAAGAGGTATGGCGGCAAAATCGGCAAACGTCGAGGAACCCGCAGAAAATAAAGGTTTAAGATTTAAGTGGAAGGCTAAAGACATGGAATTTAATTCATGGGAAATTGCCCACTTTAGATTATTAGGTGATGATAGAAAATTACCTTATGGTACTTCTATGTTAGAAAAAGCGAGACGTATTTGGAAACAATTATTATTATCGGAAGACGCAATGTTAATCTATCGTACCTCAAGAGCCCCTGAAAGACGTGTCTTTAAAGTCTTTGTAGGTAATATGGACGATAAAGATGTTGAGTCGTATGTACAACGTGTTGCGAACAAATTCAAACGTAGTCAGGTTGTTGATAGTCAATCAGGTAATGTTGATATGAGATTTAATCAAATGGCGGTTGACCAAGATTATTTTATTCCTGTACGTGACCCTGCTCAAGCATCTCCAATTGAGA